TAATATAAAGAAAATAATTTAATATGTGCCAATATAAACATTGGTTTGATGAACACGTTATCATAGATTTTGGAGACTTTATTAATAAAGAGGACAAAAAGAAAGCTGATGACTTGAAAGATAAACTCAAAGAGAAACTAGAGGAGGAGTTAAAAAAAAATGAAACCATATCATAACAAAGGATTTGGCAAAGCTTTCTTCGTAGTATTTCTATTACTTATCCCATTACCAATAGGTTTTTTGTGGGCAGTAGACGGACAAGATTGGGTGGATAGGTTTACGACTAAATATTTTTCACCTTGGCAGTCCGAATGTTGGGAAAATGCCAAGCATGAACGAGTATGCAAGGGAGATAATAACTGTAAATTTTGGAGGAACTTTTGTGATGAATGAAGGACACGCATTGTTTTTATTGATGATCGGTGCAGTAGTGGCAACACTAGCACTTAACATAGTAGTACAAGGAGTTATAGGATGATATTAGAAACAGCATTTATGTGTATGGCATTGAACATATACCACGAAGCCAATAATCAATCTATGCTAGGGCAGATAGCTGTAGGACAGGTTGTGATGAATAGGGTGGAAGACAGCCGTTTTCCAGACACAGTATGCGAAGTGGTAAAGCAAGCTATTACCCACAAGGGAACAAAAAAACCTATACTTTTTAAGTGTAGCTTTAGTTGGTACTGCGATGGTAAGAAAGATGAACCAGACTACGACAGTAAATCGTGGTTTTTAGCACAGGATTATGCACGAATAGTTCTGTCTGGTAAGATAGTTCTGGACGTAACACAGGGAGCAACGCACTATCATGCAACCTATGTGCGTCCATCTTGGGCAAAAACAAAAAAGAGAACAACGAGAATTGACAGACATATATTTTACAGATGGGAAAGGTAGGTTTATTTATGCGATATGTACAGAAAAGAGTATTGGGAGATGGAAAGACACATTACAGATTCAATCCCCCACAATATTTAGTTGACGAGGGAGTTGTCTGTCGAAAGGAATTAGGGACGGACGTTCTCAATGTCAAAACTTTGGCAAAAGACTTTAACAAAACGATTGATGCGTTTAGAACAAACAAGAAACAAATACAGAACATAAAAAGAACAAGCACTTTGTCTGATTTAATAGACAGCTACTTTTTATCTAATGATTTCAATATGTTACGAGATACTTCTAAACATGACTACACATACTTTCTGGAGGTTTTACGAGAGTCTTCTGGCTCAAAAAAGTTTATGGCAATTACAAGTAAAGATGCAAAGATTTCGTATGAGAGATGGGTGGACAGAGGAGTGACGTTGGCGAATCATGTTTGCTCTTGTGCATCAATCGTGTTCAATTTTGCCATACATATGGAGTACACAACCTTTAATCCATACAAAACTGTCAAAAAACGACTGCCAAAGAAGAGAAAAGTGGTATGGACACAGGAAGATGTCAAAAAAATGCTTGACTTCTGTTATGATGACTTCAAATACCGAAGCATCGGACTCATAGTGCAGATGGCATACGAATGGTGTCAAAGAATTGGCGATATGAGGACTCTAAAGTGGTCAAATATTGATTTACATCGAAGTCATCTCTATTTGGAGCAGTCAAAACGTAGGTCGGTGGTGTTTCTCCCAATTTCAGAGGGACTGACTGCCATGTTGAAGCAACAAAAGGAAGAGTTTGGCTTTCAAGAGTATGTATGCCCTAAAATAAGACCTGTTAAGGGTGCTTACGTGCCGTATGGTATGTATGAGGTCGGAATGTTGGCAAGGCGAGTCATGCGAAGAATAGGACTGTCTGACGAGCTACGACTTATGGACTTGAGAAGAACAGGCGTGACCGAAATGGTTGATGCAGGTGTAGATATTAGTCAAATTATGTCTGTTACAGGACACGCAAACATTGGTTCAGTACAGCCGTACATAAAAAATACGTATACGAGTGCGAATAATGCTTTGACAGCCAGAACGAATCATGTTAAAAGCATTTCAAATGCCGACACGGAAAGTGATACATTATGATAAATGATATATACAGTTTAGTGTTACAGTTAGATTTATGTAATGGAGAAACAAAGCGTATGAATTGTCCTAACTGTAATGGCTACAAAACTTTTACAGCTACAAATAATATGGGTAAGCTCGTATGGAATTGCTATAAAGTTTCGTGTTCTATATCTGGTGGAGTCCGTGTTCAGCTTACCTCTGAAGATATTAAAAAGTCTTTAGGCTATGCTGTAAAAGAGTTGGACAATGCTGACTTTTCAATGCCAGAGTATGTAGTTCCGTACAGTGGACAGCGTGATATTACTAGATTCACAGCAAGGTTTGGCATTGACGAATGGGAGTTACACTATGATGTAAAGGACAATCGTGCTGTATTTCCTATCATGGATAATGGCTATATCGTAGATGCTGTGGGACGTTCTTTGCGAAATAGTTTACCTAAATGGAAAAAATATGGGAATAGTGGCTTGCCATACTCGTTTGGTTGTGGTAAGGTCGCTGTAATTGTTGAAGACTGCGTGAGTGCTTGCGTGGTAGGCAGGGGAGAATTTGTGGGAGTTGCTGTGTTGGGTACATCTCTTGTCGAATCACACAAAAAGTATCTCTCGCAGTTTTCGACAGTGGTTGTAGCATTAGACCCTGATGCACTACCGAAGACAATAGCGTTCAGTAAAGAGTTAAGAGGGCATGTGGACGAGGTAAAAGTTTTACGTTTGACAGATGACTTGAAGTATCAAAATAAAGTTGACATGGAAAATTTAGCAAGAATAGGAGATACATCATGGAATTAAGTTTAGTCAGAAGTCTTATGGACAGGAGCTTTTACGAAGAACACAGAGGTGCTAGATGTCCAGACAGATTGTTTAGTAAAGATGTACGAAAGATTAAGACAGCCGTAGATAAAGCAATGTACAACTATGAGCGTACAGTAACACCAGACGAGATAGAAGCATTATTTATGGCAAACAATCCGACACTCACTACTGCACAGAAAGGTGCATACAGTGATTTGTTTAAGAAGATAAAGCAAGAACAACCTCTAGGAAGTGACGTAGCACAGGAAGTCTTGTCAAAGTTATTCCAACAAGTTGTAGGCGAGGATATAGCGAATCTAGGATTTGATTATGTGAATGGTACACAGAGTAATCTTGAGCCGTTGCGTAATATTTTAGAGAGCTATGGTGATGACTTCACACCTAACCTCAACATAGAGTGGGATAATATGGACGTAGACACTTTGTTACAAAAGAATGATATGGAAGCACGTTGGGCATTTAACATTCCATCACTTACTAGAGCCGTTGAGGGTGTCAACGATGGACACCTGATTGAAGTGGGTGCTAGACCTAACACAGGTAAAACGTCTTTTCATGCGAGTTTGATTGCAGGAGTAAATGGTTTTGCAAGGCAGGGTGCTAAATGCATTGTGCTTTGTAATGAAGAGGGCAGTCATCGTGTGGGTCTACGCTACCTCACTTCAGCTACTGGTATGGATAAGTACCAGATAAAGGAGAACCCTAGTAAAGCAAAGGAGTTGTATGCACCCATCCAAAAGAATGTCAAGCTACGTGATGCCACTGGCAAGGATATGTCTTGGGTTGAGAGTGTATGCAAGTCGTATCAGCCTGACGTAGTTGTTTTGGATATGGGGGATAAGTTTGCTAAAACTGGTGGGTTTGCTAGGACAGACGAAGCTCTCAAAGCAAATGCTGTCCATGCTCGTATGATTGCCAAGCAACATAAGTGTGCCATATTCTACATGTCACAGTTATCTGCCGAAGCAGAAGGCAAGGTTGTACTCAACCAAGCTATGATGGAAGGTAGTCGTACAGGAAAAGCGGCAGAAGCCGATTTGATGATTTTAATTGCGAAAGATGCTCCTGTAAATAACAAGAGTGGTAATGACGATGGTGGGGAAGAAAGTACACTGCGACATATCAATGTAGTTAAGAATAAGTTATCAGGTTGGCATGGTCGCATCGTGTGTGATTTAGATTACAAAACAGCGAGGTACACAGCATGAACCAATTAGATTTATTTTTATCAGAGAAAACTAAAATAGACCAATCTATTAAAGACATATCTGAAGTTCCTATTTACTTTGGTGATAAAGGACAAAGAAGAAAAGACTTAAACAGAACCTCTGACTTTATAAAAAGACTACGAAAAGGAAAATACACTGTGTATTCCACTGGTGGTACACATCTACTTCCAAAGTATGAGGGCAGAGAGGACTTTCCATATCTAATAAACAATGATACGGACAAGGTGTTGCGTCCTAGCTTTAGTCGTGCTGTTTACCCTTGCTATAGATTATACGATGATGACAGGCAAGGTTGTTCTATATATAGCCACAGAATATTTGGTATGGCTTTTGTATACAATGACTTGCCTTTCGATAATTATAATCTAGATCATATAAATGAAGATAAATTAGACTATGCTATAGACAACTTGCGTTGGGTGTCCGTATCTGATAATATGAAAGCTATAAAAAATAG